ATCACTGCCCACATTAAAACTATGATAGGCGCAGAAATTATAACAAGTACAAATTCGTCCTTATAGTCGTTTTGCCTAGCCTCAAGAAGTTTACCTTGGTATTGCTCTTCACCACGGGCCATTTTTTCTGCGTGCATCAATTGTGCATCAGACATAGCCATCTTTGTCTTTTGACGGTTCGAATAAATCTTAGAACCAGCCTGCAAAGCAATTTTTGCTAAACTGAACCAAGCCATTAGTACGCCTTTGAGTTTCTTTTCTTTTCAGCCAGCATTCTTTTTTGTCCACCCACTGGCATTTCAGGTTTTCCTGTGCCAATTAAGTTAAAAGCACCATCAGCTGTTGTTTTAGATCTAGGATCTACCTCAACTTGCTGGTCTTGTACTTTTACCGGCTTAATTTTATCTAATTTTTGCATTTTTGCTCCTATTTTTTACTCTTCTACCTTAATTGCAGTTATACCTTGATTTCCACTCTTTGCAAGGCTTACTCCAGCTCTTAATTTAGCTAATTTTTCGTTTTGATCCATCTTATCTTCAGTTAATTGTCTTGCTTGAAGTAATTTTGCTCTATCTAGATCAAATTTTTTCTCTCCTTCGTCTTTTTTACGATCATTTTCCATCGCTCTTAGGTCAACTTCTCTAGATTTTAGTTTTAGAAGTGGATCACCATCAAATTGTGACGTAATTTTCTTCTCTTCTTCCATAAAATCACCCATCATTTCAGAAATTAGCACTGCTTTTCTTGCTTCCATATCCATGGATATCTTTTGTAGCTGTGCTTGTACCTGTGGGTTCTGTTGTGCCATCTGTTGCATTTGTTGTAGCTGTTGAATCGTGTCTGCAAACTCTAATTCTATCTGTTCTTGTGCCATTAAACTAATATGCTCCAAACAATTTTTCTCAATCGCAGCCATAATAGGTGGATTATTTCTAACCATGTTAGTTGCCATAAAATTTAAATGAGATGTGATGTGTGCTCTATGATCTTGACCACGAAATGCTTGAAAAGGTTTGCCTGCCAAAGCATCGATGTGCTCTAACGCTGGATCTTTTGGTGCGATAGGTGCAGGTGGTGGTAAAATTTTATCAATATCTTTTATACCAAGAGCTTCATACATTTTTCTGTATGCGTTGTATAGATTATGTATTTTAGGATTAGATGTTGCAAGTTGTAATTCTGTTTGTGCAATCGTAATTCTTTGTGACATAGAAAATATGTTTGGATCTGCAACAGGTAAAATATCTACTCTGTCATCAAAGTCCATTTGTTTAACTTCTCTTCTGCCACCGACTACATCAAAGGGATAAACAGGTGGTAAGTAAGTTTTAAATAATCTAGATAATAATCTAAATTCAGATCTCATAGATGTGTAAAGTCTTTTGTGTATTGCAGACATAACACGTGAACCTCTTTCAAGAAGTGCAACTGTAGTTCCAACTGCAGCAGCTTGATTACCATCACCCACTTGCATGTCGGCTATTGCAGCAAATCTTTGACCTGCTTGTACTACGATACCCATCAGTTGTAATAATGTTGGAGATGGTTCTTTGTAAGGTAGCATCATGAATGAATCTCTAATATTACCACCTGGTGCATCTACATCTTTAAACTCACCTGGTTGTATTGGCGATGCTTCATCTCTAACTCTTACACCTCTTTGTTTAAATCCTGCTGGCAAGTTTGACAATGTACCTGCATCCAACAATTGACGGAGAGCGACCGTTGCCGTTCGACTCAATCCGCCAATCATATGGATCAATCCAAATCCGTAGAATCCTAGTCCTGGCAGAAATTTAAAGTGGACGAAATAAGGTATTCTAGCTTTTCTTGGATCTTCAGGATTAAAGTTCCTTCTAATAGAAAGAACTTTTCGCGAACCTTCATCTACAGTTACAATATATGGGAGCTTGATCCCTGTAAGTTCTCCGTTCGCGTCCTTATCTTCGAAACCTTCTAAATCTAAATTAACATGGCACTCTAACAAAGTATAAACTTGATCTGGTTTGCCAGATTTTTTTGTGCCTTCTAATTCTCTTTCTTTTGATTCAACCTCATCTTTAATTACAGATGGTGAACCTAATTCTACATCAGAATAAAAACCACCTACTTGTTGTTTTCTTAAATCATTCTCTGACATTTTAATGACATGCATAATAGCTTCTGCATCTTCAAGAGATGTTGCAGAATAAGGTACAACTAAATCGTCAGCGGGCACAAATTTAGAAACAGCTCTGCTTAATAAATCATCGTAGTAAATTTTTTTAAATGTAGATCCTGCTAGTGGTAAATGAAATAACATTTGATCAAACTCTGGTTCATACTCTGACATTTTTTCCATGAGTTCGTAATTCATATATTCTTTTACTCTTTGTGCTTGTGCTTCTTTTTGTGGATCACTGTTACCAACAATCTGTGTTCTGATTGGTCCTTCTGCTGGTAATAATTCTTTGTAAGCTCCTGCTTGAAACTGAGTTACCGCTTCGGCTAGTACAGGGTGCGTGGCACCCGATGCACCTTGGAAAGGTTCTGTTCTGTTTTCATATTTAAATCCTAAAAGATCTAGACCTTCTGTATAAGATCTCTCCCAATCTTTTCTTGATGCTTTGTAATCTGTGTAGTTTTGAAATAACTCTAAACCAATAGGTTCTAAAATATCGTCTGGTAATAATTCTGCTAAATTATCAAAATGATTTGGCGCACCTTCTACATTTACTTTGCTTGGATCAAAGTTTAATTCTACGCCACCATCATCGGTTGGATTAATTTCAACCGGTGGTTTGTTTGCTTCTTCTTGTTTTTGTAATTCTACTTCTTGATCAGGTCCATCTATCTTTACAGAGGTTCCTAACTCCGAAAGAGTCTTGTCAATATCTGCCATTATTTACGCTCCTTGATTGGTCTAACATTTTTTGCAACATAAGGCAACCCGTGTGGTGTGGGCCCTGATTTTGGTGGGGGTCCAGAATCGTCACCTGCTAGTTTAATAATACCGCCGCCTGCTTTTTTAGGTTTAAAAGGATTAACATCACCAGCACTACCCTCAGGTATGCTACCTGCACCTGTTGGATAATTACCAAGTGCATCTGCATCTATGCCCATTTTTAATAATTCTTCTTTTGAATATGTTTTACCATCTTTAGATAACAGCTCCAGTATGTCATCAATAGAATCTAAACCAACTTCAAAGTCTCCTTCTCCTCCATCTTCATCTGGTCTTACGGTAGCTTCGTCGTATTGATCAGGAACTTTTACAGGTTTACCTTTTTCATTTAATATCGTTTCTGATGGCTCATAATTTATTTCTTCTTTTCTAATTATGCCATCTACAGTTTCATATTCACCATCACCAATGGAATAAGTTGCACCACCTTCAGTATCTTTTCTAATACTTATTTTACCTGTAGTCATGTCCTCGTACATTGTATAGCCATTGTAGTCGTAAACTTTTTGTCTCTCTACGGTTGCAGCTGTCTCTGTAATATCATCACCTTTAGTTTTAATTAGATTTACAAAGTCAAAAAAGTATTTTGGTGTGCCGCCTTTTGTAATAATTTCTGGTGCAGCTTTTTGTGCAACTGTTTTAGCTGCAGGAAATATTGTGTCAAGACCAAGAGCTTTAACCAGACCTATAATTCCACCGCCTGCTAATAAACTGTTAAACTCTCTTCTTGTCATTTGCAGTGACGCTGCTTTTTCTTCTAC